AATTGCCGTAGCAAATCGACGCCAATTCTCAAAAGCCTGAAAGAGATTACAGGCCTTGATATTGAGGATTTCGAGATTGATGAACGCGCATCAATGGATGGCGTTGTGCCTGGGGCTACTGATTACGCGACTTGGATTAAGAAGCAAAGCGCGGCAAGGCAAGACGATGTGCTGGGAAAATCAAGAGCGGAATTGCTGCGCAAAGGTGATCTATCGTTAGCTGATCTGTACAGCGCGAAGGGTTCACCCCTGACGCTAGATCAGTTGCGCGAGAGACATGCGGCGGCGTTCAGGAAAGCTGGTTTATAGTGCTGGGATGGCCCTAACCCTAGTCCCAAAAGCTGAACCAAGCCCCAAACAGGCTGTTTTAGAGCGGGTTAAGCGGCTACCTAGGCCTAACGGCATGCTCCAGTGTCCGCACTGTGGCAGCAGAACAATCATGACCAGCCGAAACGGCGTGATCGTGAAGAACGGCAAAAAGGGCAGGGGCACACTGATTCACGAGGATGTGTGCGCAGACTGCTACAAGAAGGGCGATATTGTTTATGTCGCCGCGAAGATAGAGCGAGTTACTTAGACTCAAAACACAATGCCAGCCTAAACGCTGTCTTTCAATTTCCAAGCCCCTGCGCTTCATGTGCCGGGGCTTTTTGCTTTCCAAGCCCGGCAATGCTGGGCTTTTTTCATTGGGCTAAGCCCGCAACCGTCCAAAGGACAAAACCATCATGCCAATCTGGAAGCAACGCCTTTTCACACGACTCCAAAATCAACAATCTGCCGAGGGCGGCGAAGGTGGGGGCGGCACTGCCGTTGATCCTGCTGTTCAGGCCCAAATTGATGCTGCTGTTAGTGCCGCTGTGGCAACTGCTACGACAGGCCTAGCAAACAAAAACCGCGAATTGCTCGGGTCGCTTAAGGCGTCCAAGGAATCACTCGCAGCTTTTGAAGGCATCGACCCGCAGGCTGTACGAACAATCCTGGCCCACTTCGCGTCAACCGAAGAGGCTAGCCTGATCGCAGCCGGGAAAGTTGACGAGGTTTTAGAAAAGCGCACAGCTCGCATGAAGTCAAGCTATGAAAGCGAGACAAAGAAAGAGCGTGAAGCCCGCGAAGCTGCTGAAGCACGGGCGAACAAGTTCAGTAAGCGAGTGTTTGAAAACGGCATTCGTGCCGCTGCGTCAGAAGCTGGCCTGCATCAGTACGCCATTGAAGACGCCCTATACCGCGCTGCGACTACGTTTTCACTTGACGATGATGGTAATCCTGCCCCCGCTGACGGCGTGTATGGCAAGGACGGTAAGCCTCTCACTCTTAAGGAGTGGTTCGCGGACCAAAAGGAAAAAGCCCCTCACTGGTTCCCTGCGCAAGCAAGCGGGTCAGGCGCTACACAAAGCGCATCGGGCGGCAATGGCAAGACGATCAGAGAAGCGGCCTTTAACGCACTCACGCCTAAACAACGTGCGGCGGCAATGGCTAGCGGAATGACCGTCATCTCGTAAGTAATCAATTCAATCAATCCAAGCGCCTACGGGTGCTTTTTTTTCGCCCATACCGGGCAGAAAGATAAATCATGGCTAACGTATTTACCGCACTGCAACCCGTTCTCTACTCCGCTGCGCAAGAAGTCTCAGGCGAGGCTTTCGGCGTTGTGAGCGCAATCAGCGCAAGCTTCGACGATAAGGGTGTTGCTGTTGGCGACGTGGTTAAGGTGCCTGTAGCTCCAACGGCTACCGCTACCGACTTCACGCCCGCTGCCGCTTCAGCCGCTGGCGACGATAAGACCGCTACGACTGTTGACGTGGCTGTTACCGCTTCCAAGAAAGTCACATGGAACATGACTGGTGAACAAATGCGTTCGCTGGAAAATGGCTCTACGGATGGCGAGTGGGTTCGCCAGTTGGTAGCCCAAGGCATGCGTACCCTTCGCAATTTGGCTGAAGCATCTGCCGTGCAGGCTATCAAGGTAGGCGCATCGCGTGCTATCGGCACCGCAGGCACGAACCCCTTTGCATCCGACATCAATGCAATCGCTGATCTGCGTAAGGTCTTGCTCGATAACGGCGCTCCTTTGGCTGATTTGCAGTTGTGCATTGACTCCACAGCGGGCGCAGCCGCTCGAAAGCTGGGCATCATTCAGCAGGCTTACCAAGCAGGCAGCGATGCAGAACGCCGATCGGGTGACTTGCTGCGCCAATTCGGTTTTGCCATCCGTGAATCTGCTGGCATCGTTCAGCACGTCAAAGGTACAGGCGCTTCTTACGTCACGTCAGGCTCTACGGCTGTAGGCGTGCGTGATGTGGCCTTGGTCACTGGTACTGGCACTGTGCTTGCTGGTGATGTGGTCGGATTCGCTGCCGACACCAACAATAAATACGTGGTGAATACGGGTGTTGCAGCCCCAGGCACTATCAGCTTGGGCCGTCCTGGTGCCCGCGCTGTGATCGCCACTGCCAACGCCTTGACTGTGGGCAACAGCTACACGCCTAACCTCGCATTCGAGCGTAATGCTGTTGTCGGCATCATGCGTCCTCCGATCTTCCCTGAGAACGCGACTATTCAAAAGACGCTTATCAGCGATGCCAACGGCATGACCTACATGCTGTTGCAAATTCAACAGTACGGCATGACCACTTGGGAATTGCATTTGGCCTACGGATTCAAGGTCGTTCAAGGCGAACACGTTGCAATTTTGATGGGCTAATCCATTGAATGAAGCGCCTCTAACGGGGCGCTTTTTTGAATGTTTAACCAAAGGAAAACAGATGGAACTCATCCCCGTATCACTCAATGGCGTTTACTCCGAAGTACACCCGACAGCACTTGCAAATCACAAGTCATTGGGATGGCGCGAATGCGAAAAGCAAGAGCAGCCTGAAGACCCTGAAGGCGCAAAGAAGGCATCAGTTGCAGAACTGCGCGAAGCCCTGACCGCTAAGGGAATCGAAATCCCTGAAGGCGCAAAGAAGGCTGAATTGCAAGCCTTGCTAGACGGCGCAAAGTAAGGCTGTAAATGAGCATCACCGTAGAAACCGGGCAAGCTGGAAGCGATAGCGTGTCCTATTGCTCAGTGGCGCAGGCTGATGCCTACTTCCTTGCGCGTGGGAATGCAGCATGGGCTGCGCTTGCCACTGATGCCAAAGAATCGGCGCTTGTTCGCGGCTGCGACTACCTGACCCAGACATACCGCGGGCGCATTGCTGGCATTCGTGCGACTACGACTCAGGCGCTGGATTGGCCGCGAATCTGGGTGCCTATGGCTGATTCATTGACTGGCTATTACCCTTCAGGCGTTGTGCCTGTTGAGGTGGTAAACGCCAATGCAGAGGCCGCGCTTAGATCAGCGCAAGGTGAAATGCTCAGTGATGTAGATCAGCCCGTGATTGAAGAGACCGTTGGGCCAATCACGACACGCTACGCACCCGGCGCAAGCCAAGCAAAGAAATACCCGGTCATTGACCGCCTGTTGTCGCCGTTTGTCGGTTCGGCAAACTCTATCCGGATGGTGAGGGCGTAAGTTATGTTGCCTGAAATTAATTTGGTTGTTCCAGCCATAGTCCTGATGCTCATTGGCGCTCTACTTTCGGCCTTTGCGTTTCTTGGCCTGCCATGGCTATGGGCCATTATCAAGCCGTTGATTCACTTGATTTCTGCATGACAGTTGTACAGTTCAAAAGGCCTGAACCTAGTGTTCAGCATGCAACTGGCGAGGCTATGTGCATCAGATGCACTCATGAATGGGTAGCTGTGGCACCTACAGGAACTTTATGGCTTGAGTGCCCTTCATGTCATTCGCATGGAGGTCTTTTCAAGTTCGCGTTTCAACCTAATGAGGGGTCATTGGTAAGAGAGTGCAATTGCGGAAACCAGCTTTTCTACTTGACTACAGATGGTCATATGTGTGCCAACTGCGGAACCTATCAGAGATATTGAATGGACTACGCAAAGACCGCCGCAAAGGTTCAGCGCATGCTTAAAAAGGCTGGCCAAACTGTCACCCTGACGCGAATGGAACCCGGCGCATACGATCCTGAAACCGGGACAGTTGTTAGCGCTGGAACAACCTACGCCGGGCCGGGTGTGCTGCTGGACTACTCCCAGCGCGAGAAAGACGGGACTGTGATTTTGCAGACTGACCAGCGCGTGTACCTTGACCCGCTGATAGGTGCAGCGCCTAAGCCGGGCGACACGCTAACCATTGGCACAGAGATATTCAATGTTGTGAACAGCAGGCCTTTAGCTCCGGGTGGAATTTGCGTACTCCACGATGTGCAAGTCCGGGTAAGCTGACATGTCGAACGCAGCATTCAAGGCCAATTTCTCGAAGCTGATTCAGAAGGTTGGCGACAAAGCTGATGCAGTCGTAAGGCGAACAGCTCTTGATTTGCAGAAATCAATGGTGACGCTAAGCCCAGTCGATACCGGGCGCTTTCGGAACAATTGGCAGTGCGGCGTGGGTGCTGTGAATACTGATATTGGATCAACTGATGACCCAATCGGCAGGACAGTATCAGTCTTGCCATCGTGGAAGCCTGGACAAACCATCTGGTTGAGTAATTCGATGCCGTATGCGAATCGTTTGGAACATGGTTGGTCGGGTCAAGCCCCGGCAGGCATGGTGAAGTTGACCATTCAGCGCTATTCAGATTACCTAGAAAAAGCCGTCAAGGATTTGAAGTGAACATACTTTTTTACAGTAAATATTCTGAAAGTGCGGTTTTCATCTGGCCTACGCTTGCCGTAAATTTCAATAGTGGATTTTGTGTTGAATTGGCTTGGCTTTCATTCGCAGTTGGCATATGTTCCGCGAAGGATGCTTCGTGAGTCAACCAACAATCAGAAAAGCGCTTGAAAAGCGTCTGGCTTTACTCTCCCCGTCAGTGGCTACAGCGTTCGAGAATGCGCCGTTTACGCCAGTCACAGGCACCACGTACCAGCGCGTAAACCTGCTGCCAAACACGCCAGACAACAGCACGCAAGGCGCAGCCGTTTACCTGGAGCGTGGAATATTTCAAGTGACCGTTTGCGCAATGACGGGCACCGGTCCTGCAATCGCAGAAGCACAAGCGCAGGCGATCAGAACTCATTTCAAGCGCGGCGTTTCAATGTCTGAAGGCGGCGTTCAAGTGACCGTTACAGATACCCCGCGAATAGCCCCTGCACTGATAGATGGCGACCGCTACTGCATCCCCGTATCCGTGCCGTATCAAGCATGGATACGAACCTAAACAAATAACAGTTCCCCTCTAGCCTCGCAAGTTCGGGGCTTTTTTTTGGCTGCTTCATTGCGGCCTTTTTTTGGCCCTGACGAGGGCAGAAAGTAAATCATGGCAATTGCAAACCCGGTCATATCGCAGATTCGTTTTAAACGACAAAGCGCAAAAGGCACCTTGGCTGGTGCTACAGGCGCTCAAATTTTGCGACGTGAGAGCGCGACATTCACGCTCAAAAAAGACACCTACGACACCGAGTCGGAAATCAACTCTACGCAGCAATTGGGCAGCGTGCGGCATGGTGTCCGACAAGTTGACGGCAAAGTGAACGGCTTTTTCAGCCCTGGCACCTACAGCGATTTCATGTCCTCGATCGTTCGTCGTGACTTTGCCGCTGTGACTGCTGTTACAGGCGCTAGCGTGACCATTGCAGGCGCAGGCCCGACTTACACAGTCACCCGCGCTGCTGGTTCGTACCTGACGGACGGATTCAAAATCGGCATGGTCATTCGCTTGTCGGCTGGCACTTTGAACGCTGCCAACATCAATCGAAATCTGCTGATTACCAACGTGACCGCATTGGTTGCAACCGTCATGCCAGTCAATGGCGCTAACGGTGTTGCGATGGTTGCGGAAGGCCCCGTAACAGGAACCACCATTACCGCAGTCGGCAAAGTGACCTATGCGCCTACCACTGGGCACACGAACGTCTATTACACGGCTGAGACATGGGATCCTGATGTTCCATCGTCTGAGCGAAACATTGACGTAAAAGCTTCTCAGATCAATCTGAGCCTGCCCGGTAGCGGCAATGCCAAGATCGATATTACCTTTGTAGGCCTGGACCAAACCTCATCTGCTAGCGCCTATTTCACCTCACCAACGGCTGAAACGACTACGGGCGTATTGGTAGCTGCATCTGGCCTGCTGTTGCTTGCTGGTTCGCCAGTGGCTACGGTTACTGACCTGTCAATCAATATCGACGGCAAAGAGTCTCCCGCTGAAGGTGTTGTCGGATCAAACATCCGTCCTGACATTTTCCGGGGCATCGTCAAGGTGTCGGGCAGTTTCAGCGCTTACTTTGATTCGCGCACTTTGGCCGATACGTTCGTGGATGAAACGGCTCAGTCTCTGATTGGCGTGTTCACATCCGACAGCACAAACAATGCTGACTTTGCCAGCTTCTACCTGCCTTCGCTGGTTGTGACTTCCAGCGATGGCGACGACGGCGCGGC